AAATGAAAGACAGGGAAAAGTTTACAATCCCCGCCCGGTATATAACAGAAAGTTATTACGTTCAGTGATTCGTGCGGGAGTTCAGAAACAGTTTGGTCAGCATCATGTTTCTGCTAATATGGCGGGAAACTTTGAAAAAATCAGAAAGGAACGGGTGAAATAATATGGCACAGATGCTTTTGATTATGGGTGAATCAGGTACAGGAAAAAGTACCAGTATGAGAAATTGCGATCCGGCAACAACTGCCGTTGTGAACCCGGTTGGTAAGCCGTTACCGTTCAAGGGTAAGTTCACAATGCTGAACAGTGAGGTTGAATCCCGCAAAATCTGCAAGTTTATGAAGGAACAGGCAGCAGCCGGGAAGAAGTTACTGGTGGTTGATGACTTCCAGTATATTCTTTCAGTCCCTTACATGAACCGTATCAAAGAAAACGGTTGGGACAAGTGGAATGACTTCGGTGCAAACTACTTTGAAATCATTGAGGTGTGCAAGGAACTTCCTGATGATGTGGTGGTTGCTTATATGACCCACACAGAAACACTTGAAAATGGTGTTACTACTATTAAGCTGATCGGAAAGTTACTTCGTGAGAAGATCACCATTGAAGGACTTTTCACCATTGTACTTAGAACAGGCGTGAATGAAGGAAAATATTACTTCTACACACAGAACAGTGGCAAGGACACGGTGAAGTCACCTATGGGAATGTTCCCGGCATACGCCATTGACAATGACCTGAATTATGTAGCCGATAAAATCCGCAACTTCTATGAAGTCGGTGAGTATAAGACAGATGCGGAAATGGGTCAGGCTGATGCACAGGCTGCATCCGATCTTGAAAAGCCGGATGCAAACGGCAGACGGGCAAGGGGTGGAAAAAAGACCACAGCCACACCACCTACTACAACAGAAGATGCAGCACCAAAGACAGGCAGAACCGCCCGCAAGACACATGATGAAGTGGTGGCTGAAAATAATCAGAAAATGGCTGATTATATGGCAGAGCGTGACAAGGCTATTGATGCGGTTGCTGATGGGCGTGAAGAAATCCCGTTTGATGAAGCGTGTGCAGCAGCGGATTCTGTACCGCAGCCGGAACTTGAAACACCGCCAAGAAGAACCCGCAAGGAAAGAAAGTCTGCTGAACAGTCTGAACCTGTTCAGGACGGTGCAACAAACACTGATTCTGAATCTGTCACACTGGATGCAGACACATACTTCTATGTTCCGGCTGATGATAACTATGTGATGAAGCACAAGGGTGACACGGTTGACCTGATTGTTGACGGTGTTGAGGTTATGAAGGTCATTAGCAAGGAAGAATTTGGTGAAGGTGTGAAGCGTTTAGCACAAGCAGACAACCCTAAGCCGGAAAACCCTATTGACGGGGCAATGAACCCGCCGGAGAAGGGCAGACGCACAAGAAGAAGTGCAGCACAGGCACAGCCTGATAATGCAGATACAACAGCGGATGAAACCCCGGCAGTAGATGAACAGCCGACTGGCAGAACCCGCAGAGTAAGAAAAACACGCTAAGAAAGTGAGGTATTAGAACATGAACAATCCTTTTGGTTTACCTGATGACCTGTTTGGTGCAATCCTTGCATCAGCGATTGCAGAAGGAATGAACCCGGCAAACAACCGTACAATGAAAAAGCCGAACCCGGAAGCATCCAAACAGAACGCTACACCGGAAGATGGTGCAAAGGCTGCAAAGAAAATCTATGATTCCTATGTTGCAGCCGGATTCAATGAAGTTCAGGCGTTTGAGTTATTAAAGTTAGTATTAAGCAAATAAGAAAGGTTAAAAGGTGAAATATTATGGCTATTGATTTCAGTGCATTTGATGAAAAGGTTGATTTACAGGAATTACAGAATGAGGTGCAGAACGCACCTGATAATGATTTTGCTGATGTGCCGGATGGTACATATATCATTAGTATTGAGAAGATGGAAATTAAGTTGACCAAGGCACAGGATAAGTTGATGTTTGCAGTTCAGGCAAAGATCAAGGAAGGTGAACAGGCAAACCGCATGATCTTCTTCAACCGTGTTATTTCCGGCAACAGTTCCGCAAAGTGGACGGACGGACAGGCAATCAAGTCTGTATGTACTTGGGTGAACAAGCTGATTGCAGAAGATGACACACCTGTTGAGTTCGTAAACTATGCAGATTTTGCAGATCAGATTCTTGATGTATTCCAGTCTATTCAGGGTGCGATTGAAGTTGAGGTTGATTATAAGGCAGATGCTTTCAACCCTATCACAATCAAGGAAGTTTTTGATTGCTAAAAAATTTTACTTGAAAAGTAGATAAAATATCTACAAAATGGAATTATCAGGCGGTGGCGGGGTCACACCTTCCACCGCTATTTTCAGAAAGGGTGAATGTAGTGATATTTTATGACTTTGAGGTTTTCAAGGAAGATTGGCTTGCCGTTTTCATTGATGTGACCAAGAAAAAAGAATATGTGATAATCAATAACCCTGATGAATTAAAAGCCTTATATGAAGCGAATAGCAAGGATATATGGGTAGGTTATAACAACCGCCACTATGACCAGTACATATTTAAGGGGATTTTGTTGGGGATGAACCCAAAAAGAATCAATGACTGGATAATTGTTGAAAAAAGGGAAGGGTGGCAATTTTCATCAGCGTTCAACAAAGTTCCAATGATTAACTATGATGTTATGCCGAACCCCCCGGTTGGTTTGAAAACACTGGAAGGTTTTCTTGGCAGCAATATCAAGGAAACGGATGTTGATTTTAGAATAAACAGGAAATTGACCAAGGAAGAAATTGAAATGACAGTTTTTTACTGTCGGCATGATGTGGAAGAAACCATCAAAGTATTCCTTGAAAAAATAGATGAATTTAATGCAATGCACGGTATCATTCAGGCTTTCCCGGACATTGTGAACCTGTCTGATATAGGGGACAGTGAAGCAAGAATCACCGCAAAGGTGCTTGGGTGTTCCCGCAGATCATTTGAAGATGAATTTGATTTTTACTTCTTGCCGTGCTTGCAACTGAAAAAATATAAATATGTTCAGGACTGGTTTGAACAGAAAAGACAAGAAGCCTTGTCAATGGATTTGGCACACATGGATAAATACTCAAAACGCACATGGTACAAGGAACAGGGACTTGAAACCGTGGTTGCGGGTATTCCTCATTCATTCGGTTTTGGTGGTGTTCATGGGGCAACAGCCACACCAATTCACAAGACCGGGCAACTGCTGCACGTTGATGTAAACAATTACTATCCTTCAATGCTGATTGCTTGGGGACTGGTTACGAGGGCAGCAACCAATGACAATTACCTGTTGGTGTATAACACACGAAAAGCCATGAAGGAAAAACAGATTGCTGCAAAAAACGCCGGAAACAAGAAAGAAGTCAAGCGGTGGAAGAAAGCACAGTTGCCATATAAGAAGATGCTGAACGCCTTGTCAGGTGCAATGAAGGATGAAACCAATGCAGCGTATGACCCAAGAAACAATAACTGTATGTGCATCAACGGTCAGTTGATGTTGCTTGACCTGATTGAACACCTTGAAGTTGTACCGGGATTTGAACTGATTCAGTCCAACACGGACGGTCTTATTATTTGGATTCCTGACACAGATGAAGCCTTTGAAATGGTTGATGATATTTGTTGGGAGTGGGAACAGCGTTGTTCAACAGATCAGTGTTCAATTCTTCTTGAACTGGATAACATCAGTGAAATCTATCAGAAGGATGTGAACAATTACCTTTGGGTTGGTATTGACGGCGGTGTTGAAAGAATCGGTGCTTATGTGAAGGAACTTTCAGCGGTTGACAATGATCTGCCAATCCTGAATAAAGCACTGGTTGACTACATGGTTAAGAAAACCCCGGTTGAACAGACCATCAATCAGTGTGATGACCTGATTATGTTTCAGAAGATCGTCAAGTTATCAGACAAGTATGATTGGGTTGAACATGAGCATTGCACCCCGCTTGTCAGTCATATAGGCAAAAGAACAATCAAGACGGTGTATGAATACCCTGACAAGGACAAATACACATATAAGTCATACAGGGTGTTTGCATCTAACGATCAGAAGGACGGCAGATTGCTGAAACGTAAACAGGTGAAAACCAAGGGTGAGAAATTCGGTAATACACCTGACCACTGTTTCATTTTCAATGATTCAGTTGTTGGGGTAAAAACACCGCCTGAACTTGATAGGCAGTGGTACATAGATTTAGCAAAGAAACGCTTGAAACAATTTGGTGTTGTAGCGTAACACCGGGAAGGAAGGTTTTTATGGATTTAGAAATCAGATATGAAAATGGTTCAATGATGGTTCATCTTGAAGAATTTTTGAATATCCGCAGCATTACCAAAGTCAGGAAACTGCTGAAACTTATCAGAAGCAGTTTCAACCCGGAATGTGAACAGCAGATTAAAGAATTTGTTCAGGAACAGACTGAACAGTTTGAACAGGTTCAGAAGGAACACAGTATTTACATTGAAGGGTACACGCAAAAGGTCAAGTATGCAGAACAGCAGATCATGCAGACAAAACACTGTATTTCACAGATTCAGACGGGTGTTAAAAATTCGCAGCTTCTCCGGGATTCACACAGGAAGAACACAAAAGTTTGGAAGGATCGCAATGCTGATGTAAAAAAGTACAGGGAACGCCTGAAAGAACCAAGAAACACATTGAAGGAACAGAAGAAAGAACTGAAAGAGTTGAAATTTTTGTTGCGATCAAGGCAGCAGTCTTTTGACCGTAACATCAGGAATAAGGATTTTTATAAAAAGGTGTTAGAAAACATCACATAAGGTAGGTGATAAAAGATGCTTTACAAAGGTTATGTTGAAACCAAAGGCAAGGCAAGCATTGAAAAACTGAAAAACAGAACCACATGGAAAACCTATGATGAAGTGAAAAACCTGAACGGGTTCGGCGGGGTTTTGGCTGATGACACCATCCTTATTGACATTGATGATTCTGACCAATCTGAAATTCTGATGAACATTGTGGAAGAACTGCAACTTGACTGTAAAGTCCTTTGTACCAGTAGGGGAAAACACTTTCTTTTCAAGAATCATACTATTGCAAGGAACAGGACACACGTTCAGTTGGCGGTTGGTCTTACTGCTGATATAAAAGTCGGCAGTAAGTTATCCTATGAGGTTATCAAGATTGACGGTGAAGAAAGGTTTTGTGAATGGGACATTGAAGAAGGTGGAAAGTATCAGGAAGTTCCCAAGTGGTTGTTCCCGGTCAAGGCAACCGCAGACTTTGTTGATATGGATGCCGGGGACGGAAGGAATCAGGCACTTTTCAATTACATCCTGACCCTGACTGCAAATGATTTCACTGTTGAAGAAACCCGTGAGTGTATCCGCATCCTGAACAAGTTTGTTCTGAAACAACCGCTGTCAGATGATGAACTGGAAGTGATCTTGCGTGATGATGCTTTTCAGAAACCTGTTTTTTTCCTTGGCAGCACATTTCTGTTTGACAAGTTTGCAGTGTTTATGAAGAACACGGCACACGTTATCAAAATCAACGGGCAGTTGCATATATACAAAGACGGTGTGTATTCCAATGGGTATAAAGAAATTGAATCAAACATGATTCAGCATATCCCCAACCTAAAAAAGATGCAACGCCGGGAAGTTCTTGATTACATGGAATTGATCGTTGATGAAAAGGAACAATCAGATGCAAACCTGATTGCTTTCAACAACGGTGTATATGACCTTGTGACCGGGGAACTGAAACCATTCAGCACGGACATTGTTATTACTAACAAGATTCCTTGGGACTATAAGCCGGATGCCTATTCTGAACTGGCAGATAGCACCCTGAACAAGTTAGCGTGTGGTGATGCAGCAATCAGGGCATTGTTGGAAGAATGTATTGGTTACTGCTTTTACAGAAGAAACGAGTTAGGCAAGGCGTTCATTCTGACAGGTGACAAGTCCAACGGTAAAAGTACATTTTTGGATTGTGTCAAAGCAATCCTTGGTGATCGGAACATTTCAGCACTTGACCTGAAAGAACTGGGTGACAGGTTCAATACTTCAATGATGTTCGGCAAACTGGCAAACATTGGTGATGATATTGGTGATGATTTCCTTCAAGGTTCACAGGTCAGCGTGTTCAAGAAAATAGTAACAGGTAACCGCATCAAGGCAGAGCGTAAAGGACAAGACCCGTTTGAGTTCAACCCGTTCATCAAGCTGTTATTCAGTGCCAACGATATTCCCCGTATGAAGGACAAGACCGGGGCGGTACTTAGGCGTTTGGTTATCATTCCATTCAATGCTACGTTCAGCAAGGATTCACCTGACTATGACCCATTCATTAAGTACAAACTGATTCAACAGGAAAGCGTTGAATATTTCATCAGGCTTGGTGTGGAAGGTCTGAAAAGAATCATCATCAATGACGGATTCACCAAGTCAGACAAGGTTCAGAACCAGTTGACAGAGTATGAGGAAGAAAACAACCCTATCCTTGCATTTATCAATGACACCGGGGTTGACATGATCGAAAATGAACCAACCGCTGATGTGTATAAACGGTATCAGGTTTTTTGTGCAGACAATGCAATGCAGCCAATGTCAAACATTGTATTCAGTAAGCAGATCAATAAAAGGCTTGGGTTCAGAGTAATTCAGAAAAAAGTGAACAATAAAAATTGTAAGATATTTGTTTCATAGCAGAAAGGAAGGTGATTGAATGTGTCAGAAAAACTGCAAATATTGGAACTTTTTGGTGGTATAGGGTCACCGAGGGTTGCCCTTAGAAACATAGGTGTTTCAGTAAAATCTATTGATTATGTGGAAATTGATGAAAAGGCTGTCAGGTCATACAATGCAATGTTTGAACAGGAATCAGCATATTCACCGCAGACAGTAGTGGGGTGGAATCTTCAACCTGATATTCTGATTCACGGGTCACCGTGTCAGGATTTCAGTATTGCGTGGCATCAGGGAAAAGCAACGGCAGCAGACGGAAGAATAAACAAAGGAAAAGGTGCTGATGAAGGTTCAGGGACAAGATCATCCCTGATGTGGGAAACGGTACATATTATTGAACAGATGGGTGAGTGGAAACCAACTGTTGTGATATGGGAAAACGTAAAGAATGTTTTATCAAAGCACATGGTTCACAACTTCAACCGTTACCTGTCATATATGGAAAAGTTGGGTTATTCCAATAATTACAAAGTGTTAGACTGCCGTGATTATGGAATACCACAGGCACGGGAACGGTGTTTCACAGTATCAATTCTTGGTGACAATGCTTTTGATTTTGAACTGATGGAAAAAAGACCCATGAAAAACATTTCAAATTTTCTTGAATACGGTGATGTTCCTGATTGCTACTTGGTGACACAGCCAAGTGTTTATTCAGTAATTGGTAAGAAAGGAATTAGAAGGGCAACCATAATCAAAGATTATGTAAATACTATAACAACAAGACAGGATAGGACACCCGCACAGGTCATTGATCTTGGTGGTGGAAAATACAGATATTTGACAGAACTGGAATGTTGGCGGTTGATGGGGTATTCGGATGATGATTTTTATGCAGCAGAAGCAACTTGCAGAGTTGAACCGGGGAAAATGAACAGAACCTTATATCATCAGGCGGGTAATTCCATACCCGTACCGATATTTGAAAGTATGTTCAGTGCAATGCTGAACAGTGGGATTATAAGAAAGGAAGGTATCAATTAGTGAAAGGTGGAAGAAATACAGAAGGTTATGCAGACCCAACGGCAACTATTGCTGTTGGTAGAGTGGCAAGGGAAGAACGTGAACAGATTGAATGTGAAGCAGCAGACAAACGTGCCTATGATCTGATTAAGGTTTTGAAGTACATCATCAAAGGTGCTGGGTTTGAACTGATTGAACGTGTTCAGGTAAAAGATACCCAGACGGGAAGGGTTTACAGATGAATGAAATATTTACAGGTACATTTGATAGGTGGACATGGTTTCCACAAATGAAACCTTGGGAACTGGAAGTAATGAGTTCCAACAAAAAGATTCAGAGAATGAAAGACGGGCAAGATAGAAAGGTAAGGTTAAGAAATCATGGAAAATAAGATTTTGGAATTATTAGAACAGAAGGGCAGCGTATCAATGAATGATGATATTTTTCCGTTGGTGGAAAAAGAATTTGAAGGTCAGGTGATTGGTACAGAACTTTATGAACTTGCACACCAATACATATCACAGTTGTTGTATGGGGTACATACTGCCGGGGTTGCCGTGATTGCTGTTCCTAAGTTTGCAGCGGGTCAGCAGTTCGGTCAGATGGTTGTTGCTGATGTGATTTATACAAAGGTGAATGATACACCGTATGATTTTATGCAGTAGTTGCGGTTGGTAACTGTTGGTAACGGTTCACGGTAGCGGTTGAAAGTCTTTATTTATGCGGTTTGTAACGGTAGTAACGGTTAAATGTAATTTTCTTATTATTTTTATTATTAGTATTTTTTATGTATTTATAAAAAGTAAAAATATAGAGTATAAGAGTTTAACAGTTACCGTTACCAACCGTTACCGTCAGTATTTACAAGGCTTTCAAGACATTTTTTGTCAATTTTCAACCGTTACCAAACCGATACCAAGGAAAGGACAGGTGAAAGAATGAAAACATTATCCGCAAGGGAATATTTAGGACAGTTACAGGAACTTGATACTAATATCAATCAGGACTTAGAACGCCTTAATGATATGAAAAATAATGCTTGCAGTACGGGCGGTATTGATTATTCTGCTGAAAGAGTGCAGACAAGTCCGTCAGGTGACAGTTTATGCAAAGCAGTTACAAATTATGTTGCTTTCAATGATGAAATCAATGCAGAGATTGACCGCTTTTCAGATGCCAAGGAACAGATCATCAAGCAGATTAGAGGTCTACACAATGCAAGGTATTCACAGGTGTTGTTCAAGGTGTATGTGCAGTTTAAGAGTTTGAAAGTTGCATCAGGTGAAATGGGTATGTCATATCAGTATGTCAGGAATCTTCACAAAAAGGCACTTACAAGGTTTGAAGAAACCTATGATGATCTGCATTACTTAACTTAATGTATATTTACTGTCACATGAAACAACAAAAAGAGCGTTTTACGATAGATTTTGTTGTTTCAAGTATATTGTGTATTCTTGAATCTAATGATAGGATGTATCTTGACAAGATGGGAATTGTGAAGAAGCGGTTGTTTTTTCACAATTCTTTTTTGTTTATGCCGATATTTGCACCCTGAAATGTAATGTTTCAGGGATTTTTTATTGCAAAAATACATGAAAGGGGTGTTGTTTGATGGCAAAAACGGCAAAATTAACTGAAAAACAGCAACGTTTTGTTGAAGAATACCTGATTGACCTGAACGCAACACAAGCAGCCATTCGTGCGGGTTATTCGGCAAAAACAGCAGATCAGCAAGGTTCAAGGATGTTGGCAAATGTCAAGGTTCAACAGGCAATTAGTGTTGCAATGGCAGAACGCAGCAAAAGAACAGGAATCAATCAGGACAGGGTTGTTTTAGAACTTGCCCGCATTGCTTTTGTGAAGATGACAGACCTTGTTGACAGTCACGGAAGAATAAAAGACGGTGCATCAGAAGATGACCTTGCCTGTATTGAATCCGTGAAATATAAACAGTCTGAATCAGAAACCGGGTCAAGTGTTGAAAGGGAAGTGAAGATTTCACCAAAGCTGAAAGCACTTGAATTACTTGGTAAACACTTGGGTATGTGGAATGACAAACTGGATGTGAACATCACGCAGCCTATTGTTATCACAGGTGAAGATGCCCTTGAAGATTAGGCGGTGATTGCCTATGGTAAAGAACCGCATTTCTTCACAGTATGTTTTTGGGTATCAGAAGTTTATCCTGTACCCGGAAGATTACAAGGTTACTAAGTCCGGCAAGAAGAAAGTACAGTTGCCTGAACTGGTTGGTAAGGGTTACGGTACTTTTTGGCGTTGGAAAGGTAGATATAGGGTATGTAAGGGCAGCCGTGCATCCAAGAAATCAAAAACAACTGCCCTTTGGTACATCACCAATATGATGAAGTACCCACAGGCAAATACCCTTGTGGTCAGAAAGACTTTCAGAACCCTGAAAGATTCCTGTTTCACAGAATTGAAGTGGGCGATTCACCGCCTTGGCGTTGATGCCTTTTGGGAAATCAAAGAATCACCACTTGAAATGACCTACAAACCGACAGGTCAAAAGATTTATTTCAGGGGACTGGATGACCCCCTGAAAGTAACATCAATAACCGTTGATATTGGCTGTTTGTGTTGGATGTGGATTGAAGAAGCGTATGAAATCAGTTCAGAAGATGATTTCAATATGCTTGATGAATCAATCCGTGGTGCTGTTCCTGATGGTTCAGGACTGTTCAAGCAAATAACCCTTACACTGAACCCGTGGAATGAACACCACTGGATAAAGAAGCGGTTTTTTGATACCCCTGATGATGAAACCCTTGCAATGACCACCAATTACAAGTGCAATGAATGGTTGGATAAGGCAGACTTGAAAGTCTTTGAAACCATGAAGAAGCAGAACCCAAGGCGTTACAAAGTGGCGGGTCTTGGTGATTGGGGTATTGTAGACGGTCTTGTCTATGAAAATTGGGAAGAAAAGGCGTTCAGTGTTGATGAAGTCAAGACGATTGCCGGGGTCAAGTCTGTATTCGGTCTTGACTTTGGTTATACAAATGACCCGTCAGCACTGTTTTGTGGTCTGATAGATCAGTCAAGCAAGACCATTTGGGTCTTTGATGAAATGTATCAGCCGGGTATGAGTAATGAAGCCATTGCCGAACAGGTTCAGCGGATGGGATATGTGAAAGAGAAGATCACAGCCGATTCAGCAGAACCAAAGAGCATTGACCGCTTGCGTGAACTGGGTCTGAAAGGAATCAGAAAAGCAAGGAAGGGCAAGGACAGCATCAACAACGGCATTGACTTCATTCAGGACTATCACATTATCATTCACCCAAGATGCGTGAATTTCATCACAGAGATCAGCAACTATCAATGGGACAAGGATGCCAAGACAGGCAAGAAACTGAACCGTCCTATTGATGATTTCAACCACCTGATGGATGCAATGCGTTATGCAGTTGAATCTATTGTGAAGGGTGATGCTTTCAGTTTTGACTAAGCAATTACCGGGTAGAATACACGGCATCAGCAACCGTTCTTTTTGGACGGTAGGAAACGGTTGTCAAATGCTTACTCCGGGGCGGTTGCAACAGGTGACCGCCTATGATGCCTGTATAACTACTTTTTGAATAAAAGAAACAAATTAGTAACACATACCCTTGGAAACATAGTGTTTTCAGGGGTTTTGATTTTATTATGCAATGAAAGGGGTGAATTGAACCGTGTTCAGTTCCTTTGTGGATGCAATCACATTAAAACTTAGCAATTTCATATTGCAAGGGGCAAAGGCACACATGACCGACTTGGAATTTCTTGAAAAGGAAATTGCAGCATGGAAGTGTTCACCCCGTAGAATGATGCAGATAAAAGGATTTTTGTACTATGACGGTGACCATGATGTAATTCACCGCAAGCGTACAATGATCGGTGAAGGTGGGGAACTTGAAGTTGTTGAGAACCTACCAAACAACAGAATTGTTGATAACCAGTATGCAAAGATGGTCAATCAGAAAGCCAATTATCTGTTTGGTAAGCCGTTCACACTAAGCGGTGAAAACACTGCATATATTGAACTGCTGAAAAAGATATTTGACAAGAAGTTCATGCGAACATTGAAAAGTGCGGGCAAAGCTGCATATAACGGCGGTATTGCTTGGCTATATCCATACTACAATGAACGGGGTGAATTTGCTTTCAGGCTTTTCCCCGCTTATGAGATTTTGCCATTTTGGAAAGATTCTGAACATACTGAACTTGATTTCTTCATCCGGCATTATGTGACGGTTGCCTATGACGGCAATCAAAGGAAGTTCATTGAAAAGGTTGAATTGTATGATCTGAATGGTGTTCACCTGTTCATTCTTGATGGTGGGAAACTGATTCCTGACATTGTGAACAATGAAACCGCAGACTTCCCACACGTTACAATGACGGATGCTGCCGGAAATGTTCAAGTGTTCAACTGGCAGCGTGTTCCCTTGATTCCATTGAAAGCCAATGAACAGGAAACACCGCTGATTAAGAAAGTCAAGTCATTACAGGACGGTATCAATGTGATGCTGTCTGACTTTGAAAACAATATGCAAGAAGATGCCCGGAACACCATTTTGGTATTGAAGAACTATGACGGTACTAATTTGGGTGAGTTCAGGAAGAATCTTGCAACCTATGGTGCAGTAAAGGTCAGATATGACGGTGATACTAAGGGTGGGGTTGAAACCCTTGAAATCACAGTCAATGCAGAGAATTACAAGACCATTGTGGAAATCTTCAAGAAAGCCTTGATTGAGAACGCAATGGGTTATGATGCCAAGGATGACAGACTTTCCGGCAATCCTAATCAGATGAACATTCAGTCAATGTATTCTGACATTGATACAGATGCCAATGATACAGAATCAGAAGCACAGGCAACAATGGATGATGTACTTTGGTTTGTCAACTGCCACCTTGCCAATACAGGACAGGGTGATTTTGAAGGTGAAGAAGATGGGGTTGATGTGGTATTCAACCGTGATATGCTGATGAATGAATCAGATATTATTGATAACTGTCAGAAGTCACAGGGAATCATTTCTGATGAAACAATCATCAGTATGCATCCTTGGGTGGATGACCCGCAACTTGAAATGGAACGCCTGAAAAAGCAGAAGGAAGAAGCACAGAAAGAAATGCTTGCACAGTATGACCCGTTTGGTACACAGAATGATGACCCTGACAACAAAGGTGACCCATCACAGGGAAGTCAGGGCGGTGAAGTAGATGAATAACGGTGAATACTGGCAGAAGCGTTTTGAACTGCTTGAACAGGCTGCACACCAACAGGGGGTTCAGTGTTATGCGGATATTGAAAAACAGTACCGACAGGCACAGAAACAACTTGAAGGTCAGATTGCTGCATGGTATCAGCGTTTTGCATCCAACAACGGGGTAACCCTTGCAGAAGCAAAGCGGATGTTGAACGCAAAGGAACTTGCTGAACTGAAATGGGATGTGAACCAGTACATTCAGTACGGTCAGGAAAATGCGATCAACGGCACTTGGGTCAAGCAGCTTGAAAACGCATCTGCAAGATTCCATATCAGCAGACTTGAAGCCTTGAAGTTGCAGACCCAACAGAGCATTGAAGTCATGTTTGGAAACCAACTTGACAGCATTGACAGTACAATGCGAAATGTTTACAAGTCCGGCTATTATCACACAGCCTATGAGATTCAGAAGGGTGTGGGTGTTGGTTGGGACTTTTCCGCACTGGATGATAAGCAGATCAGCAAGGTCATCAATAAACCTTGGGCGGTTGACGGTAAGAATTTCAGTGAAAGGATATGGGGCAACCGTCAGAAGTTGGTCAATGAACTGAACAACACTCTGACACAAAACATCATCTTGGGAAAAGACCCACAAAAAGCCATTGATGAACTTGCCCGGAAGATGAACACTTCCAAGACCAACGCCGGGCGATTGGTAATGACAGAAGAAGCCTTTTTCAGTTCCGCAGCACAAAAGGACTGCTTCACTGAACTGGATGTTGAACAGTTTGAGATTGTGGCAACACTGGATTCCCACACTTCGGATATATGCCGGGGTATGGACGGCAAGCATTTCCCTATGTCTGAATGGAAGGTTGGTGTGACTGCACCGCCGTTTCATGTTCATTGCCGTTCAACCACAGTACCATATTTTGATGATGAATTTGATGCTGTTGGTGAACGTGCTGCACGGGATGAAGAAACAGGCAAGACCTACTTTGTACCGGGCAATATGACCTATAAGGAATGGGAAAAGGCATTTGTCAATGGTGATAAGTCAGGCTTGCAAGCAGTCAACAGTGATGATACAATCAAAGAAAAAGAACCAAGTGAAGCATTTCAACAGATTCAGAAAGCGTGTGAAGCGGACAAGGTTGAACACAGACCTGTTCAGAAACTTTCACAGCCGTTGTCATCTGATGAAATCATTGAAAGGCTTGCGGGTGGAGATATGACCAAGGGTTCATGTTCTTCACTGGCTTTTGCATACATTGGAAACAGGAACGGACTTGATGTTCTTGATTTCAGGGGTGGCAGTAGTCAGTATGTATTTTCTATGAACAGTAACATTAAGAAAATACTGGAATTACCGGGTGTGAATGGTTCAATCACAATGGTCAAGAAAGAGATTTCAGGAACAATGGAAGTCCTGAATAACCTTGTCTTGAATAAAGAATACTATCTTGCAACTGGTAAACACGCAGCCATTGTCAGACGGGTTGACAGCGGTGTTGAATACTTGGAACTTCAATCAAAATTTCAGAACGGGTGGATGCCATTTGACCGTTATGGTTCAATGGCTGCAACACTGAATAAGCGTTTTGGATGTAGGAAAACAGTTGATAAGCAATTCGGCAAGGTTTGGGAAAAATCGGTTGTTCTTATGGATGTTGAATCATTCAATGAAAATACTGAATTTGAACAAATTCTTGGGTATATAAATACCGCAGTAGAAAGTCAGAAGAAAGGGGTGACGGGTGATGTCAAGTAACTGGTACAAAAACAATGAAACAGATCAGATTTGGTGGAAAGATACACCTGATTCAGTCGGTGAATGGCTGTTCAGTTTTGACAAAAAGCAAGTGTTCAATATGTTTGCTGATTATCCGCACAACCTAACACCTGAACAGAAAAAAATATTTGATGAAGAAAATCCTGAATGGTGTGAGTTCTTCAAAGATAGAGTATAGAAAGCACGGTCAAATAACCGTGCTTTTTTCATACCTTAACAAGTTATCAATAGACCTGTAATAATTGCTATATGGCTGTTATATGAGGTCAGAAAGGGGGATAAAAGGCACATGAAAACATACACAATGAGAAAGGCATGGTGATCCTGATTATCTCCCGGCTACTGGGTCAAGTAGCACATAGAAAAGGCATCCGGCAACGGGTGTCTTTTTTCTTGCGGGTTGTCAAGCGTAAACCGAACAAAACCAATCAATCATGTGGGAGTAACCCCGTATAAAAACGTATTTGAAAGGATGGTATAGAAATGACAAGAAAACAGTTAGAGGATTTAGGACTTACCAAGGAACAGGCTGATTCAGTAATGAAAATCAATGGTGATGACATTGAGAACGCAAAGGGTACTGCTTCAACAGAAATCAAGAACTTGCAGACAGAGGTTGAAGGACTGAAAACACAGGTCGGTGACCGTGACAAGCAGTTAGAAACCCTGAAAGCATCTGCCGGGGACAACGCTGATCTGAAAAAGAAGATTGAGGACTTACAGACTGAAAATGCCACTGCCAAGGCAACCCATGAATCTGAACTGAACCAGTTGAAAATTGATTTTGCTGTTGAAAAAGCACTGACAGGTGCAAAGGCAAAGAACATCAAAGCGGTCAAAGCCTTACTTGAACTTGGAGAAGCCAAACTTGACAAGGACGGAAATGTCAAGGGACTGGATGAACAGATCGAGAAGTTAAGAAGTGGTGATGACACCAAGTTCCTGTTTGAAGCACAGAAGCAGCAGAAACAGCAGCAGAATTTCAAAGGTTTTCAGCCGGGAGCATCAGGGGAACAGAAACCGGGTGAGGGTGAAAAGGTCGATTTCTCAAAAATGAGTTATGACGAACTTACCGCTTACATGGAAGCAAACCCGGATGCACAGATTTAATTTGATGAAAGGAAGGTAATTGAAACATGGCAAAATTTGATGCTAAAAGTTTTAATGAAAAGGCGTTCGGTAAGTACATGAGTGCTATTCCGAACGTGAAACTGAACAAGTTACGTGAATCCCGTGCAATCGTTGGTGATGCAAGATTACGTGACACTTTTGTGAATAACTCACAGACTGGCACTGTTTACGCAGTGTTACCGTTCTTTGGTCTGCTTTCCGGCACACCGCAGAACTATGATGGTGTTGACAATGTTACACCGGGTAAGACTGACACCTATGAACAGGGTGTTTTCACCTATGGCAGAATGAACGGTTGGACAGAAGCAGATTTCAGTTATGATGTAACTGGTGGTACTGACTTCATGGCAAACGTAAGAAATCAGATCAATGACTACTGGAACGATGTGGATCAGGATGTTATCCTTGCAATCTTAGAAGGTGTCTTTGGAATGAAGGACACTGGCACGGGTGACATTAAGAAAGCCAATGCAGCGTTTGTTGAAGCACACACCTATGATATTGCACATGCGGGTGCTGAACATACTGATGATACTATGAAGATGGATGCAACAACCCTGAATAGTGCAATTCAGAAGGCTTGCGGTGATAACAAGCAGAAGTTCAAGTTGGTTTACTGTCACAGTGCAGTTGCTACCAACCTTGAAAACCTGAAACTGCTTGCATACTTAAAGTATACAGATGCACAGGGCATTGAGCGTGATCTTGAAATGGGTACTTGGAACGGCAGACTGGTCATCATTGATGATTCTTTACCTACTAAGGTTGTTGAAGCCGTTGCAGAGGACACAAGCAAGGGAATCAAGGCACAGGATGCGTACACGGAGTACACAACCTATATCCTTGGTGAAGGTGCTATTGGTTTTGAGGATGTAGGTGCAAAAGTGCCTTATGAAATGGTTCGTGATGCTAAGACAAGGGGCGGTGAAGATACACTGATTTCCCGTAAACGTCACGCTGTTTCTGTTGCGGGTGTTTCTTATACCAAGGCATCACAGGCAACAAATTCCCCTACCAATGCGGAATTAAAGACTGGTAAGAACTGGTCACTGGTTGCATCTGATACCAAGGCTATTGAGCATAAGGCAGTACCTATTGCCCGTATCATTTCCCGTGGATAATTTCTGATCTGAAAGGGTGGTTGCAATGTTTGATACTGATACAGTAAAAGAACGGTTGAAATCATTCGGTTATGAGGTCAAGGCAGATGATGAATTTGCCTTGACCTTTTGCGTTGAGAAAGTACGCAGCACAATCAAAAATGAAATCAACTGGAATGATGTGCCGGAAGGACTGGAACACATTGCCGTTGATATGGCGGTGGGTGAATTTCTTCTTTCCAAGAAAACCTTTGCACCTGATGACCTTACCGGGTTTGATTTAGAATATGCTGTCAAGCAGATTCAGACGGGGGACACCAACACGGTTTTTGCAACTGGTGAAGGTTCAATGACCCCTGAACAAAGACTGACTTCTTTCATCAATTACCTTTTATCCTATGGAAAGGCTGAATTTAATTCATTTAGGCGTATCAGATGGTAAAACAGATTCAGGCAGCACAAAAGGCTGCAAGGAAAGCCATTGAAGCAACCTATTTTGGTACTTTGACGGTGACAGAACTGCAAAAGGTAAAAAATGAGAAGTCAAAACTTATGGAAGAATCAGAGGTTGTGGTCTTACAAGACCAACCGTGCAGATTATCTTTTGAAAAACTGCAAACAGCAATTCAGTCAGAATCAGCAGCAACGATCACGCAAAGCACAAAGTTGTTCGTTTCCCCGGATGTAACCATCAAGGCGGGGTCAAAACTGACAGTAACACAGGACAATGTGACCACGGACTACACCCGCAGCGGTGTCCCGTCCACATATCCAACGCATCAGGAAATTACACTTGAACTGTTCAAGGAATATGCGTAAATGGGTAGAATGGGAAGATTTGACTGCAAAGGTCTGAAAGACTTTCAGCAGCAGTTGGGAAAGTTGCAAAATCCTGATGACTTTGTGGAATCGTGTGCAAAAGAACTTGCTGCCCGTTTGCTTCGCATGGTGGTCAAAAGAACACCTGTCGGACAGTACCCGGCAAGTTCAGGAAAAAAGGGCGGTACATTAAGGCGTGGTTGGACTGGTTCAAAGAGATCATCAGCAAAGGGTTATGCTGACAGCCTGACGGTGAATCATTTTGGTGATACCTATGTCATTGAAATTGTGAACCCGGTTGAATACGCATCCTATGTTGAGTACGGACACAGGACAGCCAATCATTCAGGATGGGTCAAGGGTCAGTTTATGATGACCATATCTGAACAGGAATTACAGAAAATTGCCCCAAAGGTGCTTGAAAACAAAATCAAGAAATATTTAGGGGGACTTGGTAAATGATAAATTCAATAGTTGAAGCAATCAGTTGTTCCCTGAACAAAGAATTTGGGGATGATTATGAAATCCACAATGAAGAAATTAAGCAAGGTTTGAAAGAGCCTTGTTTTTTTATTGCTTGCTTGAACCCAAACAACAACCTTTTCCTTGGCAAACGGTATGAACGTACCAATCAGTTCTGCATCCAGTATTTCCCACAGTCTGCAAAGAAGCAGCGGGAATGTGCTGATGTGGCTGAAAGAATGTATGACTGTTTGGAGTATATCACAACAGACGGTGATACCAAGCCAATCAGGGGTTCAAAAATGAATCATCAGGTGGTTGACGGTGTTCTGAATTTTTTTGTCAATTATGACTTTTTCACGGTCAAGACGGAAGATCAGACACCAATGGAAACTATGACGGCAAGCACGGATGTGAAGGAAGGTGGTTGATTATGGCAGCAAAAAAGACAACAACGGGAACTGCTGCAAGGTCTGAACAGACTGAACCAATGTTCAGCAAGGAACAGATTCTTGCATCTGCCCGTTTTGCAAACAGAAGGGACTTGGTGGATGCCCTTCTTGATGAAGATAAAAGTTACACCATGAAAACCGTTGACAATTTAGTTGAAAAATACATGAAAGGACAGGTGAAATAGTATGGCTTTAGGTGGTGGTACATTTACCTCACAGAACAAAGAACTGCCCGGTGCTTATATCAACTTTGTATCGGCTGCATCCGCATCCGCTGCATTGTCTGATAGAGGTATCGCAACAATGCCCCTTGAACTTGACTGGGGTGTTGAAGGGGAAGTTTTTGAAGTGACCAATGAAGATTTTCAGAAGAACAGCCTGAAACTTTTTGGTTATGCCTTTGACAGTCCTAAGATGCTTGGTCTTAATGATCTGTTCATGGGTGCAAAGACCTTATACGCATACCGTCTGAACGGCGGTGGTGATAAGGCAGCGAACACATACGCAACTGCAAAGTATTGTGGTGTTCGTGGTAACGATTTGAAGATCGTGATTCAGAAAAATGCAGATGATGCAAGCAAGTATGATGTTACAACCTACTTCGGTACGGTCAAGGTTGACACACAGACAGTTGCCAAGGCTGCTGATCTTGTGGCAAACGATTATGTGACATTCAAGGCTGCTGATCTTGCTGTTACTGCCGGAACACCTTTAACTGGTGGTACAAATGGCACGGTTGACGGCACTGCACATCAGGCTTACTTGGATAAAATCGAATCATACACCTACAACACTATGGGCGTTGTGGTTACTGATGATGTTACCAA